GCGGAACTCATGCGTCGCTTGGCCCCTGGGGTACCTGTGCTTGAAAATGGCGCTATAAACAGCAACCCAAAAGCAAAGGCCTCTACCTCGTCCCAATAGTAGAGCGCCGCAAAAGAATAAAAGGGAAACCAAAACCTTTAACCAGGCTGGAGAAGTCGCTTTATGTTAAAACTTTCTTTGATCGCTTATTTAAAAACTACAACGACGATTCACCGATAAGCAAATACAAAACAAAGTGATCCAGGGAATGCCGCTTAATTGCGGCATTTTTTCGCCCTCGATAAAATTGTAAAGTTTGCTTGACAGTCAAATATCAAGCATGCTTTAATTCTCACGTCAGCACAGAAAGAGCCACGTTTTACGATCGGCTGGGCACCTCCACCACCCACCGACCGGGCCGCAGACCATTCCGCCTCCTTACCGGATTAGAGGTCTGGAACAAATGAAAAGGGAGTCTGGCGATCCCCTGGACGTGGCTCTTTCTGTGCTGATACCGATAAACCAACCGGAGGAAAATTAAATGTCCCCGATCAAGTCGCAAACGATGTTCGAGCAGGTGCTCGCCGAAACCAAGGCGCGATACGACGCGCACATTATGGCCCTGATGAATGGGCAGGCCGAATTCAAGAAAGCGGCGGCACTGATTGAACGGCTAAATTACCTTGGCGAAACTGAACTCGATCTGAACGCTCACTACCTATCCGAAAAGCTGGACTTGGTGGCCTATGCCCACCATCTCCGGTCGCAAGAGCAAGCAGTTTTTGACGCCTGTGTGACCACCGGCCTGCCGTTTTCGATTAGCGCGTCACATAGCGACGAGCTGCGGAATCTGATTTTCGATGGATGCACGCTGCGCATCGTTTTTAGAGACGTCATCGTGGCTTCCCTGCAGGTGGCCGCATGATCCGCCTACTCGGAGTCGTCCGCCGCACCCGAGCCCTGTTCGCCGTTCGCTGCCTCGAAATCGAGCTGCACGGCCAGAACGAGGTGCTCGCCGCCTCCCACGACGAGAAAACCTCTGTCGCCGTGCGCGTCGCCCGGCGTATGACGCAGCACGAGCTGGCGCGCGCTCGCGCCGATTACCACGCCCTGCTGCAGCCAGGCGACCGACGCACCTGGGAGCTGGCATGAATCTCTGGCTTTCGATATTCCTCGTCTGGCTGCTCGCCAGTCTGCCGTTTGCCTGGATTCTCGGGCGGATCATTCGCCGGGGCCAGGAATGAGCGACGACATTCTCAACATTGAGCTGGTACCGCCACAGCAGCGCGAGGCGTTTAACCTGGTCGTTGACGTTTTTCTGACCGACACGTGGAGGCAGGCGCTGGCGCAAGCCTTGAACATCCTCGCGCACCGCCACCCGGAAAAATCGCCGCACGAGCTGATGACGCTGATCATCGTCTCCGGGATCTGCGCGACGATTGATGAGGCCGGGAAGACGTGCCGGCGTCGGGATGGCGATTTCGCATGAACTCCGCCTATGCCTTGGTCGGCGTACTCGCCAAACTGCATGACGACATCGACCAGTCCGCAGCGTTGGCGCAGTCCGATGTCGCAAAGCACGTCTCACACTGCCGCCGCTCGATCGCCCAGCGTTTCCGAAAACTATCACGTGATCTCGATCATGACCAAAACTCTCACTAGCGTACAGCGTCCTGCTTTACCGCTGCTCGTTGCCAACTTGATGCAATCGGTCAGCAACTACGAAAAACAAAAGGCCGAGGAAAACACCGATATCAATCTGCCGCCGCGCTATGCAGCACAGGCCAGGGCGATTCGCCAGGGGATTGTCGAGTGGCTGGTAGAGAACGGGCCAGCAACAGCGGCCGAGGTTGCCGAACATTTTCAGTATCACCAGACCACCGCGCATTCGTATTTAAATCGCATTGTTCACGACGGACAGGCCCGACTTGTTATCCGGAAAAATGATCTTACCAAGCGCGATCGACGTGTTTTTATTGTGGAGAAATCATGACCAATCAACTCAATAACGCGCATCTGCGCATTCAAGCCCTGCAACTGACTGGCGCCGGATGCGGTTGTCTCGACGCCGCAATCCGCTCGGCCAACGCGCAACGCCGGCCGCTCGACCTGGCTACGCTCAAGCTGGCACGCGAATTCGAGCAGAAGACGCCGGGCTGTCGTTTGACCATGATCCGCATTCTCGATCGTGAAATCCGCCGGCAGGAAAATGTGCAGGCCAAGGCGAAGGCGGCATGACCAAGAGTAAAAAGCTGATCGCGCCGAAACATCGCTGGACAGATAGCGAACTCGCCATGCTCCGCCGCGATTACCACAAAACACCGACAGCGAAAATCGCCGAGGCTATGGGCGTCAAGCCCTACGTCGTCAGTGGAAAAGCGGCCAAGATGGGAATCAGGAAATCAGCCGAATATCTGGCCAGCCCGGCCGCGTGCCGCATGCGAGTGGATACGATTGGCGCCAGAACGCGCTTCCTGCCAGGACAAATACCGTGGAACAAGGGGCTGCGTGGAACCAATTACCCAGGCATGGTCGCCACGCAATTCAAGCCTGGTTATCGAGGCGGTCGGGCGATGGAGCGGTATAAGCCGATCGGCACCGAGCGCGTCACCATCGACGGCTACCTGGAGCGCAAGGTCAATGATGACATGCCGCTGCAAAAGAGATGGCGTGCCGTGCATATCATTCTCTGGGAGGAGGTCAACGGCCCGCTGCCAGCCGGACATGCGCTTGTTTTCAGAGACGGCAACAAGCGCAACATCAGCCTAGACAACTTGGAGCTGTTGACGCGCGCCGAGCTGATGCGCCGCAACAGTTGCCACAATCACGGACCGGAGATCGCCCAGCTCGTGCAGTTGCGCGGGGCCATTAATCGAATGATCAACAATAAGGAGACATCTGAATGCCCAACAACATAAGCGCCCTGCGCGAAAGCCTCTTCGCCGTCCTAGCCGGACTCAAGAGCGGCGAGATCAAAATCGACCAGGCCAAGGCGATCAACGAGACGGCGCAGACGCTGATCAACACGGCGAAAGTTGAGGTCGACTTCATGCGCGCCAGCGGCAAGGTGATCGACAGCGGATTTCTGCCCGCTCTTACGGATCCGGACGCAACTCCGGAGTCCGTGCGCAAGGCGCTTACCGCCACTGGACAGCAAACGACGGCGCCTACGCCTGGCGGCAACGTCATCACGCACCGGATGCGCGGATGATCGTCCTCGCGCTATTCCTGTCGACCTACCTGCTCGTCATGGCGCTCGGCGCGCAATCGCTGCTGGTCAATAACGGCAGGTATGTCGGGGCGTTTCTCAACAGCTTCGTCATCGGCAGCGGCAACCTGATCCTCTACAAGCTAGCGCCCGACGCCAGCGGCTGGGAGATCGCTGCATTTCTTTGTGGCGGTCCGTTCGGCATCTGCACCGCCATGTACCTTTTACGCAAATATCACCGGAGAAACCCATGAAAAACAAAACAATCACTCTACCTGATCTCAAACCAGGTGAAACCTACGCCGGCCTTGTCATTTCTGACAATGGATCAATGCATCACCTGATCCTGCTCGATGGCGATGCCGATAGGGCTTCTCACCAGAAACAACTCGACTGGGCCAAATCCATCGGCGGCGAGCTTCCGACGCGCCAGGAGCAGGCGCTGCTGTACGCCAACTGCAAATCCCAGTTCAAGAGCTACTGGCACTGGTCTGCTGATCTGTACGCCTCGGGTTCCGGTTACGCCTGGGGTCAGCATTTCAGCAATGGCCGCCAGGACTACGACGTCATCAGCGGCAAGCTCCGCGCCCGGGCCGTCCGCAGATTCCCCATTTAACCATTCATCAATTTTCAGGAGTCATCAGCAATGACCATCACCCTTGAAACCATCAAAGCCGAGCAGACCAAGCTCGCTCAGATGATCGAAACAATCGAAGAAGACATGAAGAAGAACGCCTTCTTCGAGTACCAGGGCAAGCGTATCCCGTTGGCCATTGGCGAGAAGTACATCGGAACGATCATCAGCGCCGACGGCGCGCGCAACCACCACATCATCCTGCTGCCTGGCGCGGTCTCTGAAAAGACCTGGAATCACGCCAAAGAGTGGGCGGAATCGGTCGGCGGCGAACTGCCTGACCGGATCGAAGGCGCACTGCTCTTCGCCACCATGAAAGACGAGTTCGAAGAAGAATGGTACTGGACACGCGAGGCACACGCCTCGGTTTCCGGTTACGCCTGGTATCAGAGGTTCACCAGTGGCAACCAGGACCTCGGCGGCATCGGCGGCAAGCTCCTCGCCCGGGCCGTCCGCAGATTAATTATTCAGTAATTTAGCTATTTGATATGGCACTCACCAATCAACTCCCGATCTACAAGGTCGCCTATGACCTGCTCGATTCCGTCACGGACTCGGTCAGGAGCATGCCGCGCGACTTTAAGCAGAGCATCGGCGGCAAGATCAGCGCCGAATGTGTCGAGATCGTCGTGTTGATCTTCCGCGCCAACTGTGCGCGGGACAAAGCCTCGCACCTTGGCGAGTTGATCGAGCGCCTTCAAGTCGCCGAACTGCTGTTGCGTCTATCGCGGGACAAGCGGCTGATTTCTACCGCTCAGTACGCGAAAGCCATCGAGTTGACCAACAGCATCGGCAAACAGGCGTCAGGTTGGCGCCGCGCTTCCGCATCGCCTGCTTCATAGTGGTCAAGGCCATCATGACCGAGCAGAACTCGCCAATACCCTGCGTTATCGCGGCCTTTGCATCAAGGCCGATTTTTCTAAAACCTATCGGAGATCCGTATGAACGCATCACTCCCGGCCAGCGCGCTGGCTCTGCAATCGCTGCCGATCCGTCGCATCGCGCCCTCGCCGAGCAATCCGCGCAAGCGCTTTGACGCGGCCTATCTCGACGAGCTGGCCACGTCGATCGGTGAGCTTGGGATGATCCAGCCGATCACCGTGCGGCCGCTGCCGCTCGACCGGCTGTTCGATTTCAACCGCAAGCACCCGGACGCCGACCCTGAGCACACGCCGCAATACGAGATCGTTGTCGGCGAATGCCGATGGCGTGCCGCCACGCTGGCCGGGCTGGCCGAAGTGCAAGCCTTTATCCGCGATCTGGATGACAAGCAGGTGCTGGAAATCCAGGTCGTCGAGAACCTGCAGCGGCGTGACGTGCATCCGCTCGAAGAAGCGGACGGCTATCAAAAACTGATCCACTGGCACGGCTACCGCGCCGAGGATCTCGCGCTGAAGATCGGCAAGAGCCGCAGCTATGTTTTTGCCAGGTTGAAGCTTTGCGCCCTGGGCGACGCGGGGCGCGAGATGTTCTACGCCGGGGGCATCGAGGCCTCGGTGGCGCTGATGATCGCCAGGCTGCCCGAGACCGACCAAACCAAGATGCTAAAGGAGCTGCAGAGGCTCAATGGCAAGGGCGAGCCGATCAGTTTCCGCGACGCCAAGTGGCGCATCCGCAACGGCTTTACCATCGATCTCGCGCACGCCACGTTTCCCCTCGATGATGTCCTCCTGTTGCCCGCGGCCGGGAGCTGCACAGCGTGCCCGAAACGCAGTGGCAATGCGCCGGAAATCTGCCCGGATATCGAGACCGCAGACGTCTGCACCGATACCCGCTGTTTCGAGGAAAAACGCCTGGCGCGACGCGAGCAGCTGCTCGACGGCTACCGGGCAAAATCCATCCCGGTGCATGTCGATGAGGACGCCAAAATGATTGCACCGGGCGGCAACTGGTGGTCGATCGACAAGGACCGCTGGCATCGTCTCGACGAGCGTCTGGACGACGACCCGGAGCGGCGCACCATTGCCGAAATTCTGGGCGATCAGGCCCCGGTGTCGGTGGTTGTCGAGATCGATGGTGGCCGACATGCCCAGTTGCTCGAACTCGTCGAGACGACGGCGCTGGCGGAGGCGCTGGCCAAGGCCGGGTGGGTGGCCAATACGTCGACGGAGGATGATGCGGTAACGGGTGGCAATGGCCACAGCGTGGGTACGTACCAGCGGCAGCGAGAGGAGAACGCCAAGGCGCTGGCGGCAGAAAACGCCAGGCGCCAGGCGTTGCGTGATCGGATCGTCACGCAGCTTTGCGAGGGGACCGAACCGTTGAATATTCACTCGGTTGTTGCGGCCATCGTCCTCGCTCAAATTCGCCAGGACTGCGATCGCGGCGAGGAAATTTTCATCGGACTGGAGCATTTCGGGATCGTTACTCCCGACGAATATGACGAAGCGGAGGAGATTGAAAAACTCGCGACGGTCTTTTCCGGCTGGCCGCTGGACAAATTGCTCGCCCTGATGGCCTGGAATGCGGTCATCGATGAAGCGCATATTTTTAACGCATACGATGGAGATTTTCCGCCGACCCCCTCGCTCGATGCGCTCGCCCGGGCGGTTGGTCTGTCGGACGTTGCCGAGGCTTCTGACCCCGCCGACGCTGCGCAGGCGAGTGGTGCATTGCCCGATGAAAAACAAGCCGGTGCTCACGAGTTATGGCCCTTCCCGAAGCGCGAATATGAAACCACGCAAACCCCGATCGAGACGAACGAAAAACCGAAAGCGCGCGGGAAGGCCAAAGCGAAGGCGGTGGCGTGATGGAGACGCCCAGCCAAATTGAAATCGGGATCGAGATCATCCGATCCAAGGGCAGCGCCTCCGGGCAGGATCTCGCCGAGGCGCTTGGCTGCGTGAAAAAGAATGTGCAGCCGATGCTCTGTCTAGCCCTGACCATGGGCTACCTGGCGACGAGCAAGCGCGATGGACAGAACATCTATCGGATATCCGAAGACGTACCTGCGGGGATGTCGTGGGCGGATTTCAAGTTGAGCAAGCGCGCGGCCAAGGCGAAAAGCGCACCGGTGAAAGCACCATCAAAAGCCAAAGTGATTGTGGAAAAACCGGAACGAACGCCGGCGGAGGTGAGGAATGCCCTGGCTGATCTTTTCGAACGTCGGGCACTCGGGTTGCCGGCGGATGAGGATGACGTAACGGCAAGCGAGGCACAAGCGGCACCAGCCGATGCAGTGGGGTCGGCAGCGCAGGGCTATGAGGTCATCGAGCTGGAGACGGGGCCGGGGCCGGGGCCGGATCCGGCCGCCGTGGTCGAGGTACCGCCGACGCCGGCTGATAAGTCGACAGTGCAGCAAAGCGCCCGCGATCGTCATTTTGGCGGCCATAGCTACGAGGCCAGTTTGTTGCGCAGACTTCTTGCACGCATACACCGTGACGATGGCAAGTATCTGGCAGAACACGGATTGGACAAGGCCCAGGACGAGGCAGAGAAAAAAATAGTGCAGTTGTTTCCTTTGTCAGAGCCGACCGCAGCGAGCGAGGCACCGCCGATCAATGAAGTTCTGTTTTTGTTCGGCCACGACGCGCGCCTGCAGGTGATTGTCGGCGATCAGCGGATCATCTGCACGCGCGAGGAAACTGCGGCCGTCGGGAGAATGATGAGCGCGCTTGAACCGGTATGGAATGTATGAGCCCAGCACAACGCGTAGCACGCATCGAGGCCGAGGCCGTTGGCCGGGATCTGTCATCGTGGGAAAAGCACCAGTTCCTGCCGAGCATCAAGCAGCGCGCTACCCTGTCCGAAAAGCAGGAGAAGTGTCTGGCGCAGATCGAGCAAAGGTTGTTTGAAGGAGAAGAGAAATGATCATCACCTTAACCATGCCGTTTCTGCTATTGAGCTGCTTTAGCATGCTGTTGTTTATCTGCGTTACGATATTTTGTTACTGGAAGGGAATGTTTGATGGTGGCGGAGGTTATGCCGGAGGCCTTGACGGTTTGTTTATCGTCATCGCCTATGCAGTTTTGTGGGTGGTTCCGACGCTACTGGCATGGGCTGTTTGGGCCACATGGTGGCGTGCGTGAACGATATGACTTCCGACCTCACCCGCCAGCAGCTCTGCGCCAGTCTCGGGATCTCGGAATCGACCGTCCGACGCCTGGAGCTGTCCGGGCTGCCCTACACGCCGGTCGGCCGGCGCGCGAAGCGGTACAATCTGCCCGAGGTCAAAGCCTGGCTGAGGGAGAACAATGCATGTCTATCTGGACCGAGAACGAGCGCATCCACGTCGGCATTATGGTCGCCGGCAAACGCATTCACCGACGCTTGCCGCCGGGTGCATCTAAGAGTGATGCCAAGTTAATCGAAGCGGAGCTGCGCCGATCCGCCGGGCGCCGCGACGTCACTATCCCTGATGATCCGCCGCTAGCTGCGGTCATGAATCTGTACCTTGACCACGCCCAGCGCCTCCGCAGTCCGAAGACTGCCGAATTCCACGCGCTGCGTGCCGGCCCCTGGTGCGTCGGCCACAAAGCCAGCGATGCCGAGCGTGTGGCGCTCAAGATGATCGCCGACATGCATGAGGCCTATGCGCCGGCCACCATCAACCGCAGCCTGGGCGCACTCAAAACAGCGCTGTCGATCGCCTACCAGCAGGGCCTCACGCCGATCGACTACGGCCACAGGATACGTCGCCTGCCGGAAAACAACCGGCGCCACACGTATCTGTCCATCGAGGAGGTAAAACGCCTGGGCGAGGCCTGCTCCGAGCAGGTGCGCGCCGCGATCTGGATCGCGCTGCTGACCGGTTGCCGACGCGGAGAAATCCTCAAGCTGCAGCAGTCCGATATTCGCGGCAACCGGCTGCGCATCCTGTCCGGGAATACCAAGATGTTGCGCGAGCGCATGTGCCCGATTGTGCCGGCACTGCGGCCCTGGTTGGCGTACATCCCGCTCAAGATCAATTTCGAGGGGCTAAAGTCGGGATTCAGGCGCGGCCGCGAGAAGGCCGGCATTGACGTGAATTTCCACGACCTTCGCCACTCGTGCGCCTCGCTGCTGATAAATATGGGGGTGCCGCTGGAGGTGATCCGGGACATTCTGGGCCACACGACAGTGAAGACCACTGAGCGCTATGCGCATATGCAGATCGATCGTCAGGAGGAGGCCTTGAATCGGCTTTCAGATGCGGTTTCGGGATGAATTACACCGGGAATTACACCGGGCTCGATTTACACCGGGGTGGGCTCCGCTGAAACCCTTGCCGTTACTGGTGGGCGGTACTGGGATCGAACCAGTGACCCCTGCCGTGTGAAGGCAGTTGAGCCCTCCTGATGGTCACTCAAACCCTTGCGGTTACGTGGCCTGACGTTCACCTATGGGTGGCGCCCGGTGTAATTTTACACCGGAATTACACCGGTTTATTAAAGCGGTTCTGTCTGCCGGAAAACAAACCCGGCATCGCCGCAGTCGGCCTGAATGGTGAAATTGTTCGAGGCCGATCCCATCATCACGGACACGTTTCCAGTGCCGGTGATCGTTCCTTTGCCTCGGCATTCGATTGACGGCAAGTGCTTGGTCTGTGAGGCACAACCGGACAGAATGACGGCACATAGTATCAATAAAGTTTTCATGGCTCGTCCTTTTCGTGCAGCGCGGGCTGCGCCACCAGGCGCGACAGCGCAGAACAGACCGCCAGAATCGCGCTCAGGGCGACGAATGCCTCGCCGCCCTGATCGAGGTATGGAAGAACGGCGCCGATGGTTGCGGCGAGCGCGGCCAGCAGTGTCAGGCGGATGCTCCACGCCTTGCGGGCTACGGTTTTCCAGTTGTCTATCAGGTTCATTTCCATATCACCATTTTTAATGTCTGGGCGAGCGAGTCGACCAGGATGATTGTCCAGCAGATCAGCGCGATCGCCAGCGTCAGGGTACTGTACGTTTTGCTCATCGATCAGCACCAAAGAATGATGCGCGGAACTTCGGCGACGCACTGGGCAGTCTGGATCAGGGCATTGTCCATCGATGCAGCCTCGTCGCACGTCTCCCCACTCGCGCTGTCGCAGGGCATGGTGCTCGACGCAGAAAACGTTTCCCCGTCGATTGGGATGGTTTCGTCGCTCATGGTCGGGCACATCGCGCTAGGGATGCGGCTCGCGCGGCAGATCGCCGCCACGCCACGGTTCGGCCGGCAGTATCGGCGGCGGTGATCCCTGCACGTGTAGCCGCTCCTCCTGCCGGATCTCGATATCCAGCCGGGCGAGCGCATTCCATGCCGCCTGCGCGGCGTGCCGCAGGCCGCTGTCAGGATCGAGTTTCTCGCCACGCGACTCGCTCATCAGGTGCCGCAGCAGCGCATCGGTATAGCGCGCTTGGCCGTTCTCGACCTCGACCCATCCGTCGTCGGTGTATTTCCGCGCGCCGAAGGTTCCAACCTCACCAACAGCCTGCAGCGCGCGGGCGAATCCGAGCAGCACCAGGCCAAGGCGCGTTTTCCCGGCGTCCAGCTTGGCACCGGGCGCGTGGGCGTTTTTTCCGTGCGGGTCTTTTTCGGTCATGGATAGACCCGCGTCACGTTGAGAAAGACCGGGATTCCCTGCATGGTTTTTTGCCGGATGTAGGCCACCAAGCGGTTCCACGGCAGCACGGACATCGAGACACCGGAGATATGGCGGTGCTCGCCGACGATGATGGCGCCGGGCATGAAGTTATTTGAGTGCTCCTTGAGTATCTGGACGCCCTGGAAGCCAGGAACGGCGTTCAACATGGGCACGGTGCCATTTTGCCGGCAGTTGTGCAGCGTCACACGCCAGCAGCCGCAGGGGATCGCTGTGCCGGCGGACTGGCGGTGTGCGTTGCCGGCCTCGAGGCGCCGGTCCTGCCCCTCGTGCGTCTCGCAGACGTGGTCGGTTGACGGGTGGCTGATGAACAGCCGGCCGTAGGTTTCCCCGTGCAGGCCGTTGCGCTGCTCTTTTTCGAGATCGCGGACAAGGTGAATTTCAGCAGGCAGTGGTGGCGATTCGCTTTTCGGCAACGGAGGCATGTCGGGTGGCGAGAACATGTTCATGGTTTGTCCTTTTTCTCCAGTTGGTGTTTGACGACATACAGTTCGGACATGACGCCGATCAGGATGCCGATGACAATCAATAGCGCGTGGAACATCGCGTCAGCTCCGTCAATACAATCAAGGATTCTCATTTTTCACGGCATCCGAAACACCGCCGAGCATACGGGTGAATAGGCGCTCCAGGCCGGAGGTGCCGAGGCTGGCCAGCCCGGCGGCGATGCCAATCTGCCCGAGCAGCGGTACCGCTGGAACCCAGACCAGGATGGCGCCGGCCGCCATGCTTAAACCGCCGGTGGAAAGCGCGCGGCCGACGATCAGGCGCCACGACAGCCGCTCACGCTGCGCGATAAGCAACTTACCGATGCCGATGCTGATGCCGATCGAGCTGAACAGCGCGGCGGTCATTAGCGCGTCGCGGATCTCCTGCCAGGTGTGGGCGAGTTTTTCGGGCATTACGCATCCGCCGTCACGCGCACGACGTTGGTACCGTCCGCGTAAAGTAGTGCCCGCTGCGTTTGCGCGACGACGATGCCGGCTCCGCTCTTGGTTTTGAACGTGGTGGTGAATGCGCCAGTGTTGCTGCAGAAAACGATTCCTTCCCAGTTGTTCGGGACGATGACGTTGCGGTTACCGGTCAGGATGCCGGTGGTCGTCAGGTAACGGCAACGTGCTTGCGCATCGTTCAGGGTGACATCGGCGGCTGTCACTGCTATAGAGACGTTGCTGGTCTGGTCTTTTGGCTGCACCCAGGCGCGGTAATCGGTGTAGCTGGTGACGGTCGAGGCGCCAGTGACGATGGTATAGAGATGGATTGCGCCTGGAGTAAATGCCGTGGTGTTTTTGCTGATCACACCGGCGCGGGTGATCTCCACATAATTGGTCGTCGAGGCGCTAAGGGCTAACGTGCCGTTGGCAATCTGAGTTAACGCGCCGTCAACCAACATCGTGCCGCCGTAGTAGCCCCAGGTCAGTCCGCTGGAAGTCGAAGCGCGCCGGCCGAAAAATGACGCGGGGCTGAGCGCGTCAAACATGGCATTGGCTGTCGTTTCCTTACCCGATTGCGCCTGCAAGATAGGGTCATAGGTGATCGTTGAGTTCGACATGGATTACCTCGTTATGCTTGATGTAAGAGGGTAGCCTGGCCCGACATTAGCGGAGACTTGATAGATTTTCAGATAGAGCGTCGCCTGATTTGATCCGAAATCTGTCACCTGGTCGGCGCTGGTATAGGCTACGGTTTGCGATGTTGCGGTCAGCGTGCGCTTGAGCGTGGCATAGGTGCCGCTGCTGTAAATCTCAATCACATAGGTTTCGCTGGCCTCGCTCAGTGAGGCATCGACCAGGTCGCGCCACTCGCCGCCAATGCGCGTTCGGCGCACCCAGGTCAGCGTCCAGTCGTTGGTCGATGGGTGACGATTGCCGTTGAGATAAACCGGTGACAAGCATTCCAGGCAAACGCCGGTGTAGGCCTGGATACGGTCAGAATCGCTGTCGAAACTTTGACCGTTGGTGATGCCCCGGTAGTAATGCGGCACGCCAATCGATGACAAAGGATAGTTGACAAACGCTGAAGATGCGCCGTCAAGTTGCACGAACCAGTCTCCGGATTGATGCAGCGACATGGCCCATTCGGTGCCGTAGCGGCCGCGCAGAAAGTCGCTGACGTTATAGGTGCCGTCGCCCTGCAATGTGCATGTTTTTGCTGCGACGATTTCCCAGCGGCCATGATCGCCGACGGCAAACCAGTTGGCTCCGTTGAGCATCGATAGTTCGGAGACGCTGGACAGTGTGCCTTCAATCATCGATACGTTAAGGACATTGGCCGCGTCGATGATGTCGGTGCGTCCCGAGGCCAGCAGTCCGCACAAGCCCAGGTTCGATCCGGGGGCGGAAATGCCCTGCAGGTCGGTCCAGATTTGGCCGGCGTCGTCTGACTTGTATAGGGTGCTGCCATTCCATCCAGACATATAGCCGGCCATGGCCACGACCACGCCGGGGGTATCGGTGGTGTCGATGATTGTTGGAATATCGAGCACGACATAGGCCGTTTGCCCGGTCTCCGACAGCGTTTGCCCTGTCACCGAACCAGCCACGCCAACAGCCGTTGACGTGTAGGTGGCGACCGAGTTGTATTTGGCTTGGCACTCAATTCGTCCGTCCGGCGTGTAGGTGGCCGAGGTGATGCGCAGCGAATACTGCCCTTCTTCGGCATTGACGGTGATCACGTCTGCCGGCTCGACCTGGTTGTAAGTCGGCGGAAGCGTTAACGTGATGTCGTAGCGTTCGAGCCAGGCGAGATAGAGCAGCACTTCGGCCATGCCGGCCGCCTCGCCAGCAGTCAGCACAATGGCCAGTTCTACCGTGCGAGTATTGACGGCATCGGTGTTCAGCCGCTCGGCATACTGCTCGCCCGCGTCATACTCTCGGTCATAGTCGGAGTGTAGAACGCGGACCTTGCGCGGCAACACAATGTCCATTTCCCTGACGTTGGTGATCGACACGCCAGGTGAATCACTGGAAGCTCGCGCGTCGAGCTCGCCGGCGGATACTGTGGCAATGCTTGCGTTTCCACGCTTGACGAACTTGATCTTGTAGCCCGCCTGGATCACATCAAAAGGCCAGGCTGCTTGCAGCGGCTCGATTCCCGCCCGGATTGCAGCGACCGATGCGACTGTGTAGCCGCGCACTGTGGTTGATGCTAGCTGCGTAACGTTCAGATCGCCCGCCGTGAGCAGATTGCTCATGAGCAGTTCGCCCCGAACGACGTTGGCCAATGTGGGATCAGACTGACTTAGCGTGGTTGGGATAATCGTGTAATTGTTGGCATAGTTCAGCGAATCCGAACCGACGATTGTTATGACCGCTCCGTTCCAGCATCCACCGTACGGCGAAAGCCCGCCCGTTTGGGGCAGGGTTTGTGAAATCCATGTGATACCGTCATAGGAATAGTGGCCAAGCATGGTGACAAAAACAGCGCCCGTCCAGATAAGCCATCCCGTTCCGGAAAATATGTTTCCCAGATTGCAAGTGTATCCAATCCATGTATCCCCATCGTCATAGGATATGGCGGTTTCTCCTAGGGTTGCGACAAGCCAAATGCCCAACTCTGGCGCCCAGCGAACACGAGTAAATGTGTTTGCTCCTGGAAGGTTAACGATTTTCCACGTTCCAGACGCTTTATTGTAGATATAGGCGTCGTTTCCTTTCCCAACAACAATAAAGACTGTTCCGTTTCCTCCTATCGAGTGCCCGCCAATCCAGCTCCCGGTCGATGGTAGCGGGTTGAGCGTCGGCTCCCATGTAAGCCCGTCCGATGATAAATAGGTCTGCGCGGTAATCTCTCTGGGCAGAGCCATCCAATCCGCGCCATCCCATGCGATATTCCAGTACGTTGAATTCGGCAAGGGCGAGTTTTTATAGCCGATTCCGTCTTTTGTGTACCACAAATAGTTTGTAATATCAGCATGAGCCAGCAGGAAATAATCCCCGTTGCTTTCGACTTCCATAATGCCCCCGGTGCATTGCGCCACGGGAACATTTCTGACCGTCCATGTAATGCCATCTAGCGAGGTTGCAACAATGTCGGTGACTAAAGAGCCTGGATTCCTTCCGGCCAGCAGGATTCGACCATTCCAGGTCACGTCTGTCCATATTTTCGCCCCCGAAACGCTTGTAGGCATGAGGCGATGCGAAACGCTGTAGCTCGTAATCGAACCATTGCCGACGACCTCTACCTTGATCTGAGCGCCTATCAGACTATTGCCGTAATCGGCCAGCGGCAGATCGTAGAAAACAAGGTACGCGAGGCCTCGATAGCCCGGCACGTTCGTCACGCCAAGCGTGGCCTGCATGCGCGGATCTGCGGTCTGGGTGTTGTCGCCTTTGTGCAGAACGAAATAGCCGGCGAATCCGTTGCTTGTTCTGATTGCGCCCTGATCGGTTGCGCCACCGTCATAGATCAGCTTGCCGCCAATCCAGATCCGCCGAACGGCGACAATTGGCCCTTCGCACAAGCCAAGCGCGAAGGTGGCGAAATAGCTGTACGTGGTGACGGTGCTTTTAGAGCCTCCCTTACCTCCGGACTTTTTCTTTTTTGCGACCTCCTTGAGCTGGTTGTTTTCAAGCCAGAAGATGTTACCGAATACCGTCGTTGTGCCGTAGGTTCGGGGGATAACGGCGCCGTAGGTAGCGGTCTGCACGCTCAGGTCATCGAGGCGCGGGCCTTTGGTGTTTGGGCCTTTGGGCGGATCGAGCAGGCCGCCTACCATCATTCCGATCTGGGCACCGTACTTCAGCCCAACCGGGCCTCCGATCAGGAATCCGGCTACGGCACCGAGGCCGCCGCCTATGGCCTGGCCGGCGCTGCTCATGACAGCCCTCGAAAGCGGTAGACGGCTACGATGCGACGGCGCCAGGTGTCGTCGAGGTCGTGCTCGCAGGCGATGCCGACGGCCTCGTAGCTGTGGATGATGGTCTGCCCGGTATAAATGGCCAGGTGTTGTGGATCTCGGCCAAAGCGCATCAGCAGCAGGTCACCGGGCTGCATGTCGTCGCGGGATACGGCGATCAGGCCGGGCTGCCCGTCCAGCGCCGTTTTGAGCAGCCCTTGAAATGGATCGCGCCCGTAGCCCTGCACATCGAAATATTCAACATTGAGGTCATGCGCGACAGATAACACCAGGCCTGCACAGTCAAGCGCCACACCCTTAATTCGCCCCTGGTGATGGAAAGGTGTGCCGAGGCAGGAGCGAGCGGCTGTAATCACGTCGTCAGTGGTCATCGCGTCCCCACCTGCGCGGCCTGGCTGCTGGTCGGGATGTTCGGGAAAAAGCCGCCGTTGACGACGTTGTTGAATTTATCCCGGCAGTCCTCCAGGCTTTTTCGGCACCCGGCGATCATGGTGTAGGCATCGCCAATGACCGGCGTGTAGTAAAACGGCTCGAAGGTTTCGATCACGCCCGCCGCAAAACTTTTTATTTCCAGCGGCTTTAATCCGTTGTTGAGTCCGCTGGTGAATTGAATGGTGCCAGCGCCGAAATAATCGTCGGCTTCGGCGCGTGCCGAGTCGGTGACGATGCTGAGACTGGTGACGCTAGTTAGCGTGCCGGTGACAGTGAAAGAGGCCACGTTGGCATTGCAGCCGCCGTATTCCGTGCCGCCGAATGTTTTCGGGCAGGCGGCAGTGTAGGTTTTTCCGACCGACTGGTTTATGGCGTCGATCAGTGCCATTTCCTCGATCACGTAACGCGAGTCTTTAAGCGTCGTTTTCCCAAGGATCGATGCTGTAATCGGCTCTTCGTCTTCGGCCGGGCTAGTCCAGGTGGTAGCGAAAAGATAGGCGCGGGCGCCGTCGAATACGCCGCTGTTGATCTGGTCGTAACCGATGCCGGCCAGGCCGGCGATGCCTTCGAGGTCAATGACGGCCGGCGCCAGCGAGGTGGTCGAGTTGTACCCCGTGAAATCGTATCCGGACGTTGATAAATAGGTGTGGCCGCTCATCACCAGGTCGCGCGGGTGGTGTGTGAGGTAGATCGTCGATCCGATCTTCGGCACGATGCGCAGGCAGAGGACGCGATAGCGGTAGTCGGCGACGGCGGGTTTCATGGCGTGACCAGCTCGATGATGTCGATGCTGCCGGCCTCGCGCACATTTTGCGCGACATGCTGAATGTCGATTCGGGAGTTAAAGCGGCACGGCAGGTCGAACTCGCAGCCGGCGGTGACGGCCTCTCCGTTCTGTGGGCGGGTGTTTAGGGTACCGCCACTGCTGTAGGTGGAAAATCCGCTGGTGTCGATGTCGATGGTAATGCTGACGCCAGCGCTGATGGCGGTGATGCGGCCGCGCAGGCCGTTGATCTGCGTCATGCCGACAACGCCGAAGAAATGTACCGACTCACCGACCAGGAAGCTGTGCCCGGCGCAGGGGATGACCGGCGCTACGGCTTTGGGTATGGTTCCGGATACGTTGGCGGTTTTGTTGGCGGAAAACGTGACGCGTCCGGTAGTGGTGACAACGCTCCAGTTGACAACCGGAGAATTGAGGATTTCGACCAGGCCGATTCCGACGCGCACGGTACCGGCCACCGGTTTGAAGATGGTGCGCAGCGGGTAGCCGATGCCGAGCGGGCTGGCGCCGGCGCCGTAGTAGTTCTGGATTTGATAGAGGCCGACGGAAATTCCCGCCATGGCGTCGTCAAAGGCGGTTGGGGCGCCGGTCTGGGCGTTGGTGCTGTAGTCATCGGCACAGCGCACGCGAAAGCCCGCATACATTCCGTAGGCACGATGGTAGAGGGCGATGATGCGCGTCCAGAGGTCGGCGCGATCCAGGGTGTAATTGACGGTGAACTGGCGCACCGGGTAGTTGTGAATCAGCCGTCGGTATTCTGAACCGCCCCGTGTGGTGGTAATGTCGACGGCGTATTCGTCGGCGTAGGTGGCGCCCATGCGCACGTCGACGGGCAGGCGCTCTTCGAGGAATTCGGACATTTAGCGATACCTCCCGGCGCCGTCGATCAGCGCCAGACCTTCGCGGGCGCCCTGCCCGGCCGCGCGGCGCACGTCGGGGGCGTTGGTGCCGTTGACATAGACGTTGAAGGTATGCCCTCCGCCTGCGCTGACGCCGAGCTTGCCGTCGCTTCCGCGTTTGAGTGGGAGGATGGCTTCGGCTCCGGCTTCGCCCATCAGGCCGACCCCGGAGGCGAAGGGAAACAGGGTCGGGCGGCTGACGATGCTGCCGGAATACGATGACAAACCCGGCGATGCGTAGACGCCACCGGCGGCGTTTTTGAATAAATCGCCAAGCCAATTGAGGCCAGCGCCTAGCAGGCCGTCGCCCTCGCCGCCTCCGGCTTTGCCGAACAGGCGCTTGGCCAGATCAGCGGCGACGGCGTTAGCGATGAGCTTCTGTACCATCGTGCCGAACGATTTGAGCATACCGTCGACGCCGTCCTTGAACGGCTCGAAAAGGAATTCTGCCATCGCGTCCTGCATGTTGCGTGCGGCCTGCACGGCGAATTCGGAGAGATCGTCAGTTGCTTCCTTGGCGGTATCGGATAGGGTGCCAAGCGCAGTCTGTGCGGCTTCGCTGAAAACTTCGGCACTGATCTTCCCTTCATCAAAGGCTTCGGCCAGCAGCAGCATTTTCCCGCGCATTTCTTCGAGCTTGGCGGTTGGTGTTGCGGCGAGCAGGTCGTTCAGCTCTTTGGTTTTTTCGGCGGTCTTGATGGCGGCGGATGCTGCCTCGACTTGAGCAGTTACCAGCTCTTTCCAGGGCTCGGGCATGTCCTTCCAGACCGCCGAGCGCATCAGGTCATAGAGCATCGATTCGGCATCGTCGAGCTTCAGCGTGGACTTTTCTGCGTCGAGCAGGTTTTTGTTGAGCGATTCGATCGCGCGGGCATAGGATTCTGCCGCCGGGGTCAGCAGGTCGGTGTAAGCGTCCTCTTTTTTTGCGCGCCCTGTTTTGTCTGGTTTTTTTGGCGTATCAAGGATTTCCGCCTGCTTGACACGCGAACCGATGCCCTCATTGCCGTAGTTTTCGGCGCCGGCCAACGCCTGCCGCTGCTGTTCAAGCTTGAGCAGGGCGAGCTGGTTTTTCTTGCGCTTGTAGCGCTCGGCGTCCATGTAGCCTTCTTCTTTGGCTACGCGCTCCATTTCGGCGAGTTCGGCACGGACGGATTTAAGATTCTCGGAGGTGTTTTTGAAGGGGTTGATCGTAGCGCCGGCGTTGAGCGCGGCGAAAAATCCACCGGCGGCGACGGTGCCTTCCAGCATTTCTGTGGTGATATCGCGCAGGCCTTTGACGACACCGCCCAGGAGCGAGATTTTAAGACCGTCGATCGCCTTGCCGATCTTGGTCATGTTGTCATTAAAATCTTCTGATGCTTTGGCCAGCTCGCCGGTCATGACACCGCCGAACTTGGCCAGCTCGTCGGCGGCGCTCTTGATGCCGTCGCTTCCGCCCTTGAGCAGCGGGATCAGGTTAGCGAACGATTTACCGAGAACGTCATTCAGCGCGCTGGCGACGCGGGTTTCGTCGCCGGTGGCCTTGACGCGATCGGCGATCTGCTTGAAAACCTCAAGAGCGGTCTGCCCAGAGTCTGGCGCTACGCCGAAGCGCGCCAGGGCGTCGGTGGCTTCTTTCGATCCGTTGGCGGCGTCGCCCATGACACGGTTCAGCTTGGTCAGGGCGGCGCCCAGGTCTTCCATGCTCAGGTCGCTAAGCGACGCGGCGTAATCGAGCTTGCTTAAATCCTCGACGGCGATGCCTGTTTTTACTGAGAGTTTCTGGAGTTTGTCTCCGGCCTCGGCGAGGTTTTTGACCATGCCGGCAAAGGCGACACCGGCGCCGACCAGCGCCAAGCCCTTGAATGAGGTGCTGACGGCTTGCGCCTTGGTGGAGAGTGTCGACAGCGATCGGCTGGCGCTGTCGAATGCGGACTTGGTCTGGTCGCTGGCGGTGAGTATGATCTTTGGGTTAGCGGTTGTCATCTCGTATCACAATCATGTCAAGTATCGCTGCATCCAGATCGTCAATGCCGAGATAGTCGGCTACCCACGGCAAGGCTTGCCAGTCGATGGTGCCACCCATCAGGTTCCACGCGAGCAGTGCTGGGCGGCTTTCTGCCGGCACCGATCCGGCAGGCATCGGGCGGCGCGTGGACGCCAGCCAGTCCGCTAGGCGTTTCCCCGGTTTTCTGTGGCCTCCTCGTGGCGCTTGAAGGCGTCGACGACACCCATCACGATCGGCTGCCATAAGTCCGATCGGTCGGCGATCCAGGCCTTGAAGACGTCGGCATCGAAGGCCAGCGGTTCGGGGTCGCCTCCATTGATCAGGTCGGACTCGTTGACCTTGCTCCAGCCGACCACCTGGTCGGCGGCAAAGTCGATGCTGATCGACCCGCCATTGGAGACGGCGCGATGCACTTCGAGCACCGACGGTCGGCGGATGATAAACGTGTGCCCGCCGGCCTCGATGGTGCTTTCGCGGCTTTTGTTGAAGCGGGCCAGGTCGATGGTTTTCATCAGACGTTATAGACCGAGAGACTGCCGAGCATGGTGATCTTGGCCGGGCTGGTGGTGACTTCCTGCTTGCCGCCACCAGGCGCTCCGGTGTAGCCGACGGTTCCGTACCAGAGTACGAAGGCGCCATCCGGCCATAGGCATTTGAAGCCTTTATTGGCGCGCGTAGCGAAGGCGGCGATCATGGCTTGCTGCGCTGCGGCTGCAGGGTCCCATTGCACGGTCATGTCGGCGCTTTGGGCTGACGCTCCGACGACGATCTGGGTGTCGATGATGTCATTGACGGTGGTGGTATCGACGGTTTTGATCTCGCCACCGGCGAAGCTGAAATCCTGTACGCCGGTGATCGAGGTACCGAGCGTTACCTTTTTTGCCGTGCCGCTGGAAAATGTGCTGTACAGCGTGGTGTCGATGCCGGTGGTACCGTCAACGCCAGCCAATTGAAATGAATTGGCGTCAGGGACGGTTCCGATTTTCATGAGCCGGCCGTTGAGCTCGACCATGCCCTGGATCTCCATGAGCACGGTGTCGCCGGCAATGAATCCGTGCGATGTCGAACTGCAGACGCCCGGCGCGGCCTTGGTGATGGCGGTGATGGTTTTTGCGGCGGCGATGGCAGACTCCATGTAGAGCTTGAGGCCGCTGTTGGTTTTGATACCCATGGTAAATGCTCCTAGAGTGCCGTCGCCGGGGTTCCGGTGGCGGTGTAGTAAGTGACTCGAAAAACGGCAGTAGCGATGCCGACGGGTTTTTCAAGATCGTCGGACATTTCTATGTTTATTGATTCAAGCTGCAAGGCCTTGGCCTTTCCGCTCAGGGTTTGATTGCCAAGGGCTGTTTCGACTTCGGCGAGCATGGTGTCAAGCTTGTCGTCGAGGTCGGTGACTTGCTTGGATACGCAGCGAATCGAAAGCTGCAGGTTGCGTTCCTGGGCGGAGTTTTCTCCAGGGCCAAGGGTGACATCCTGCTCGTCGTCGGTGTTGATCAGCAGGCACGGCAGGTCGGTGTCGCGCAGGGTGTAGATGCGCGACTGATAGACGCGGGCGCCGGTGGTCGTCAGCCCGGTTAAGAGGGTAGCGGCAGCTTCGCGGATTTGCTGGCGGACGTGGCTCATAGTTCAAGCTGCAAGGTGGACACGCCGGTGCCGTCGTTAACCCAGTCGCGCACAGCAAAGGTGCGGGCGCCGACGGTAAGGGTGACGGCGCGTGGGTCGGCGGGCAGGTCGGCGGTTTTCATCGTAAATCGCGGGGCGTTACCGCCGACTATGCCGAATTCGTTGGCCGGAGATTCGTCAAGGATGCCACGCACAGGCACAATGCCGAGCGTGGCGTCGGTGCCGAAGTCGGTCATCATGGCCAGCAGATCGACGGCAAAGTCCATCAGCTTTTCTTGCTTTTGGCCGGGACAGGGCTAGCGTCCGCTGGAGCTACGGAAACCACATCAGCAACCACATCAGCTACTGCTACGGCATCACCGACGGCGGCGTCCGCTGGAGATACGGAAGCCGTATCGGCATCCGCCACACCCTCGGCAACACCCGGCGGGATCTCGGCAACGATAGCCCGCACGCGGCCAATGCCCTGCAGGTAGGTGGCGTCCGATACCGACATGTCGACCACAGGATTCGGCTGGCCGTCTTCGCCGGGGCTGAGCGGCTGGCCTTCGAACCACATCGGCTTGATGATTTCAACTTCCATTTTCGTTCTCCTTGGGGTGAGACGGGCAGGCTGGCGCCTGCCCGGTACAGCACGGCCGACGATCAGGTGATGGTGCTCGCGGCGGAGAACGCCCCGGCGATGCGGATGCCGACGTCGCAGGTGTAGAAGGCGCGGATACCCGTAATGCCGGCCTGGAAGTTGGCGTAGGGGTTGGTGGCGATTTCGAGCGCGCCCCACTCGGCAAAGATCACCTGGCTGAAGTCACCGAAGATGGCCGTTGCGGCGGGCATCTGATTGGTCGAGGCGCCCTTGAATCCAAGCACTTCGCCTTCGAGGATGTTGCCCTTCCACAGCGGCGTGTCGGTTGAGGCAAAGCGCTGGCGCCCGGCCAGCAGGCTGGCGACGGTCGGCGTGGTGAGGTAGGCGCAGGTTGGCTTGAGGGCGTTGGCGGAGGCCACGTCGACTTGCGCGTCGAGCAGCGCGGCAAGGGCCAGGGTGGTGCCGGTGAAGGCGCCGATGCCGCCGGTGCCCAGGATGCCGACCGGCGCGCCGGCGCCGCCGACGTTGATGCCGGCAGCGTCGAGTGCGAGGCCGATGACCTGCGATAAATCCTCCATGACAAACTGGTCGGCGTCCGGCGTCGATTGCTGGATCAGCAGGCGGGTAAGCTCGGTGTAGGCACCGAGTACCTTCGGGCGCAACTGCAGCAGTCCGATGGTTTGTTGCGACTCGGTGATGGCCGTCGCTTCTGTTGCCAGCCAGTAGCCGGTGGCGGCGCCAGTTTGCCGGGTGATGTCGGCATTGCCGACCAGGCCGGACAGTGTGCGCGCCCCGAGCTGCTTGAGCAGGGTAGAATTGCGCAACAGGCTGATGAAGTCTTGCGGGCGTAGATTGGTGGCGACCATGTTGCCACCTGCGGTGCCGGTACCGACGGTCATGTCGCGTCTCTGGATCTCCATCGGCAAGAAGAAGCTGCTTTCATGCTGGCGCTGGATGCCGGCTTTTTGCGCCTTGTCGGCAAAAGCGACCGAGGCTTCGCGCTCCAGTCCGGCACTTGACCAGTCGTTGGCCAGCATGGCGCGGATGGCACGCACGATCGAGAAGGTTTTGACTTCCTTCGGCGTCATGCCGATCTCCGGCGTCCAGGTGGTGCCGCGCTTGGCGACGTGGTCCATGATCGCCTTGGTGAAGTCGTCCACCGAGGTGCCGGAGCGGATGGCGTGGTCGGCCATGGCCTTGACGTCAAATTTTTCAAACTGGGTGGCAATCGCATCGATGCTGTTGATGCGCTGCTGCGCTTTGTCTTGGGCGGCGCGTTCGAGCGCGGCGATTTCTTCAGGAGTCATGGCGGTCCTCGTAAGGGGAAGTGTCGGGGTGGGTGTGGCCAGTGGCGGTTCAACAACAGGGGCGGACGGTGCAGGCTCGCTGGCGGTGCGGCCGACGCCCACAGAGGCATCGGCGGGCACAGTAACCAGCGAGTTTTCCATCGGCTCCCAATCGATGACGCGATAGGTTGCCGGGGCATCCGATGCCCGCTCGAAGGGCCCGGCGTGCGCATCGAGCGCGCGCCGGAATGCGGTGAGGTCGCCAGGGGTTTCGCGCTGACAACGCTCGACCGCACCGATGAACTGCCGCCCATTGAGATTTCTTTCGATCGTGCGGCCGTCCTTGCCGGTCGTCTGCTCGATCACTGAATGAATTTCATAGCCCACGCTGGATTTAGTCAGGTGCCCGGCGGTGACCAGGGCGATGGTGCGGCCTTCGTCGGCGGCCCAGGCAAGCACGGCCTGGCCGCGCACGGTATGGCCATCGGCAACCACCGAGCCGGGAACGTGCGAGCCACGCAGGTCGTTCCAGTTGTGGTTGTAGAGCAGCGCGGCGCCGTCGTTGAGGCGGTCGAGGCGTACCGATTCGGGTCGGCAGTCGAGGATCTCGATTCCCCACCAGCGTTCGTAAGGAAGGTCGGAGGCAAAAGCCATATCGACGGTCAGGTCGGCGCCGGGTTCATCCGGGCAGTCGGCCAGCGGTGCGGCGCGGGTGAAGGTGATCTGGCGCGAGAGCGTGAGCGGCGCGGCAGCGGATCGGGTCATGAGTTTGGATGTCTTCATGACTCGCTTTTTACGCGCAGAATTGGAAGCGATTAAGGCGCGGCGTTTCCAGATTGGAGATCAATAAAAAAACCGCCCAGAGGCGGTTGGTTGCGTGTTCCCATGACTATGTTCGTCTTTAGTTAGGCAAATACCTGTCATGCAATCACGCTAAATTAAATCGGCTTAACAAGAAAAGTTGGAGCCACTGAGTATGTCGGCGTCAGTGAGTCTCCTGGGTTGAGGGTAAATACCCCGCTTGTAAGTCCAGTAGCCACACCATTGATCGCAATAACGGTTACTGTGCCCCCGGAAACGATGACCTGTTGATTGGTCTGGGTTGTGTTGCTGTACGCTACAGTAGTCGCGGGAGGAGTGACGGACAAGACGCTCCCCGTCACTTTACAACACTGCGGGTTTTTTACACGTAATCGATAGGTGCCGAGTTGGTTGCAGAACAAATAGACCTGCAAAGCCGATGAAACAGTGAGGTGCGTTGAGTCAGTATCGAGAGCAACAGCACCCGTTAGCAGTTTTCCGCGTTCCGCAGCCGGCAAAGCCGGATAGTCAGTTGATCCGACTGCCGCTCCTGTCGTTGCGCCGTGGCTGGTATATACCGTCGTGCGGGTGTTGTACGTTGCGTCATAGTACATTCGTAGACGTGCAAACACATTAGCCGCAATCGGGGCGCCGCCAGCCCCGTTGTCGATGTAGTAATCAACAGCCCCTTGCACAACGTCGCCGGCAACCAAGGACAAAATCGGGGTTGCGCCCGTCACATCGGTCAGTATGTCAAACCGCTGAACGGAAGCTCCCGACGCAAGCGCAGAAACGGTGACGTTATACTCTTGGCACAAGTCCCCCTCGTCGTCCACTACCACGGAATACGTTGCTGTTGCGGTTCCTGACTCGTTAGCGATTGCCGAAAAATTAGCGGCTCTCCCGGTCGTCGGGGTCAGCATAGAACGGTTCGTCGGATTGGAGTACAAAGGCTTGAGTCGCTGACCATAGCGCAACGGCCAGTAGGGGAGCATTGCGGTGTTAATCAGTGCCGCCGCCGACATCGTTCCGATGCTGCTCATGTGCGTGCCGTCGTAGTACGTTTTGTCTGCTTTGGCGTAGCCGTCTGCGGCAGTCGAGACTGAGCTGGTATCGACGTAAAGGGCGATATTTCCGGGGAATTGAGCGAGCCACGCTTGCATAGCAGCATTGATCGCAATTTGCGAGGCCTGTTTCGCAGCAAAACTAGCCCCGTATCCCCCGGCAACCCCGTACCCGTTGATATACGAGATCGACCCCGTAGCAGCTGGATTTATCGACTCAAAAATTACCGCAACTCCAGCACCGACGATTCGGTTAACGAGGCCTTTCAGATTAGCAATTACTGTAGCGTCAGCAACCGCGCCGATAATATCGTTTATGCCGAACTGTATGTAGCACATATCTGGGGTAGTCAACAACATATCGGCTACTGTCTGCTTGTTTGTTACCCGGCTATCGGTGTTGTTATTCCAATTAGACGTTACGCCGCCAGAAAAACCCCCGTTGAAAACGATCTGTATATCCCCGCGAATACGCGACAGGCATCCCGGAACTTTTTCTCCAGACGGGCCGTTTGGTGACGCCCCATATACTTGACCGCCAATGTTCGCCCTTGAATCCCCAAAGGTTGCTAATCGATAGGGTTTCAGTGATGCAGTTTTAAGAGCTAGAACGGAAGTCGAGCCAGCGGTTAGATTCAGTGGTTTGCCAGTGACCGGATCGGTCGTCGACGTGATCGGGACCGTCTTCCCAGGCGTAGGGTCGGCGAGGTAGGTCGCGCCTTTCCTGGCGACAATATCGGCTTCCAGATCGGCGCCGAAGGTCTGCGTTGTTCCGCTGTTCAGCACGACGCCACCAACGCGCAGATTTTGGGTTAAGAGGATGGTCATGGTTGTACTCCGGCATAAGAGGTTGGCGAAGGCGGTGCGAGGTCGATTCCGTACTTGGCGGCGAGCTTTTCATCGCTTTGCAACTCGTCGAAGACGTCTTCAATATCGCGTCCGAGATCGCCGGCAATGCGCGATCGACTGGTAACTTTGAGGTCCAGTGCTTCCTTGACGGCCTGGATGTCTTTAAGCGGGTCAACCCACGACCAGCCACGGAACTTCCAGCCGTGAGCGGCGAATTTCTCTGCCTTAGCCACCGGCAGCGGGGAACCGTTGGCCAGCACGATGGCGCCCTTGAGTAGCGACCAGCGTATCCAGTCGGCGAAGATCGGTTCGAGCCAGGCCTCGGCAAACCATTTATGCCGCTTTTTCCATTCGTCACGGGCGGACACCATGGCCGCACGAATGCTGGAGAAATTGACTGCTTCGTAATCGTTGCACAACTCGGGGTACGATGATCCGGGCAGGCCGGATGACATGCGCTGGTACGCCGATTTCATGAAAACGCCAAAGACCTCGTTCGGGTATTTCGACTCGACGTTGGTGACCTCGACGCCTTCCGGCAGGGTGTCCCAGGTACCGGGCGCCGAGGTGGCGATGCGTGCGCCGGGCTCATCGTCGGCCTGATCGCCGATCGTGGGCGGCGCGCCGTCCTTGGTGACGAAAAACCCGAGGTGGTCGGCGCCATGCTTGGCGGCCATCAGCGCGGATAACGCAAACTCGCCGGCGTAGTGCATGGAAAGCATGGCGGCATGCGACCACGGAATGCCGCGCCGCTGCTCGGGCCGCTGCATGATAAAACGGTGGAGTACGGCGGCGGCGTCGACGCGTTCGACCGCGCGGGTGTAGGCCGTCAGCGCGCCGGTGTTGAAATGGTAGGCGACCGGCTTGCCGACCGGGTTGATCTCGACGCCGGCAACGATGGCGTTTTGATCGCCATTGGGCAGGCGGTTCAGCCAGGTGGCCAGGCGGTCGACGTCGATCAGTTGCAGGGCAAAGCCCCATTTGTTACCGGCGGCCTTTCCGTATTTTGGCAGCACGAGGGCTTCACCATCGCGCGCGGTGCCGCGCACGATGGCCTGGCAAAGGTCGGTAAAAGAGTATTGCTCGGAGATTTCGCAGTTGCCGCGCTGGCACCATTCGGTCCAGCTTTTGAAGATGGCCTCGCGCGCGCCGGTGTCGGGATTGCCCGGCGCATTGTCGGCCAAGGGGACCAGGCGCGGCGCCGATTCGCCGATCATGTTGGTCTCCACCAGGTCAAGGTAGCGGCGCTGAAAATCGTTGTTGAATTCGAGCGTGCGCGAGCGGTTGCGCAGGGCGTCGAGGTCGTTGCGCAGTTCGTCGTCGATCTTCTCGTGGGTGATGCGCCAGGAGTCGGTCAGACGGTTGAGCTGAGCGGCGGCAAATGCACGCGTCTGCACGGGCGGTGCCTTGCCAAAAAAGCGGCGGAGGCGCGCGAAGAGCGAAGGGGTGGGAGGAGTGGCGGGTGGGGCAGCAATGCGCATCAGAACCTCATATAGACGCGGCCGCTCTGCCCGCCCTGGCCGCGCACTTCGCGCCGATAGGCGTCGCGCAGTTTGAGCAGCTCGGCGATCGGGATGTACTGCATGCGCCGGCCAGCGATCTCGTATTCGGCAACCGCCAGATCGTGGCCTTCGATCCAGGCCTCCAGTGCGGCCAGCGTTTTTTGCGCGTGGCTGCGCGCATCGAGCCCGGTGGTGGCTGCGGCGAAACTGGCGATGATTTCGAGCGTTCCGGTGGCCAGCGTGTAGATCGCGCCAGCGAGCGCGACACGTTCTTGCCAAGCGTAGCTTCCTGGAGCCCAGCCGCTCGTTGTGGCGGGGGCGACGCTGACCAGGTGATCGGCGCCGGAGGCAGCGGCGGTGAGGGTGATCTGGGTACCGGCCTTGACCAGAACATAGCTGAGTACCCAGCCGGAGGAGGCCGGATAATCGGCCAGCGAACGGCGCCAAGTGGCGGTATCGCCGGCGCGCAGGGTGAGTGGTACTGCGGTCGGGATGGGGTAGGTCATGGACGCTTTTTACGTTTGCCGCTGGAAGCGTTTAAGGCGCGGTCTTTCCAGAGGAGAGAATTTGATTGACGCGGCGTTGCGAAATGCCGGTGCGCTCGGCAATTTGCGCCGAGCCAACGCCGGAAATCGCCAGCGCGACGACGCGCTTGGCACGCGTCTGGCATTCAAGCGCGGCGAGGCTGGCAATGTAGTGCCGGTCGCCGCCTTCGTCGCGCCGGGTCTGTTGATCGATGGCGTCGAGGTGCTCACGCGGGATCTGCAGGTGGGTAGCAACCGCATCGAGCAGGCGGGCGAGAAAATCCATTGATTTGCTGGGGCTTACCATCCTATTGCTCCGGGGGGTTGTCTCAGGTAGTGCTGTATGCGCTGGGGCTTTTTTACTCCCGTGGGTGCGGTGGTAGCCGGTACGCTGCGGGCCACCTGTTGTTTTTCGGCTGGCGCGATCGCCAGGGCGGTCTCGGGGTCAGGCAGTTCGGAGGCGTCCGGAATACTCGGCAAGGCCTTGAGTTCGGTTGCCTCATCGGCCGGCAGCAGCGCGCGCTGACGCTGGCGCAGTTCGTCCTGGTCCCATTGCACCGGGCGGCGCAAGTGCAGGCGCAGATGCCGGCTGAGGTAGACGGCATAGACGGTGCAGTCGAGCGCCTCGTTGCGCCGGTCGGTGCGTGGCTTCCAGACGCGGCGGCGCGGGTTGCTGCGGCTGGGAATTTTTATTTCGCTGAGCAGTTGTTCGTAGAAGTCGCTGCGTACCCCTTCGTACCAGTGCATGCGCCCAGGCCCATTACCCGCCAGACGCACCCGACCGCCTTCTTGTGCCCAGCCGAGAATCAAATCCTTGGCTTTTGCCGTGCCGACGATACGCACCTGCACCCCGTATTTTTGTGCCTTGGTCGAGCGGTTGTTCGGGTCGATCGCAGCAGGGCGCGGCGGGGTCCAGATTTCAACCCGGCCCTCGACATCGGACGAGCCCTTGAGCGCAAGGACCTGGCGCGCCGCGCGGTGGTGCTTGCGCACGAAACTGTAGGAAGCATCGCTGGTTTGTCCGTCCGAGCAGTCGATGGCGACCGCGGCGATCGATACCGATCCGCCGTGCGCGCTGGCCACCTGCCGGCCCATGATCTGTTCCAGCTCGATCCAGGCGCCTTGATGCGCGACGACGGTCTGACCGTAAATTTCGCCCCAGTAGGCCAGCCACATTTCTTCACCGCGACCGACCGCCCAGCAGGTCAGCGCCAGGCGGTCGTGCTGCACGTCGACAGTGAGAAGGGGGATCAGGCCACCGAGCGGCATGCTCCATTCGGGATATTTTTCGGCGCGCTTGACCAGCTCGTCTTCTTCGGGTAGCTCGCCCTTGTATTCCCAGCACATGCCGCGCGTCGAATTCCAGAAGGCGACCATTTCGGCCGGGTCGCCCTGCTCCATCAGGTGCTCAGCGCGCAGGTATTTCTCGGCGAGCACCGGGATGCGCGATCCGTCGAACACGCTCTGCAACTCGTTGCAGAAAAAGCCCGGATCGGGGCTGTCGGCGGTCGGCTCCCAGCCATAGAACGGCGCGACGCGGGCGGCAGCACGGATGTTGGCGATGCGCTCATCGTCGCTCCACAAACCGCCGCAGTGCGGGCAGACGTAGAAAGCGTCCTCATGCCGACCGCGGCCATAGACTTCGCGGTTCGGGTAGCGCGTGTCGATATCGGCTTCGGCCAGCTCGTCGTCGCTCAGGTTCTGGCCAGGGATAACGACGTGCGCCCATTCGACCTCATGGCGCTCGCCGCAGTGGTGGCACGGCACCATGAAGCGGCGCTGATCGGTAGTGCGCATCTCCTTCTCGATCTCGCTGGCGCCCTTGGCCGTCGGCGTGCCGCCGATCAGCTCGAACGAGTTGCGGATCGTCTTGCCGCGTTCGCGCAGCAGGGCGATCGCGTTACCCTGCCCTTTGACATCCTTGTTGGTGTCGTCAGGCTCTTCGACGATGCGGATCTTCGCGCTGGTCGATTTGACGTCGGACGGCGAGTTAGACGCGACGAACTTGGCCAGGCCGCCCGGGTAATGCTTGCGCGTCGTGCTGTTGCCGTCGGTTCTTGACTTGAGGCGGATGCACTTGGCCAGCGCTGGCGTCGCGCGCACCATCGGCGAGAACTTCTCGGCATCGAAATCCTTGGCCGACTTCTCGCGCGGGAACATCACGACCTGCACGCACGGCTCCCAATGCACATGGTAGCCGAGGACGTTGCACACCACACCGGCAGTGTATCCCTGCTGGGCGGCCTTCTGCACGGCAACGCGGCGGTTGCGCTTGGTGTCGCACTCGGCCAGGATGCCCCGAAGCGCCGGCGTGTTGTCCAGGTCATAAGGACCGGCGTAGTCGTTGGCCTCTTCGCGCGACAGGATGCGGTGCGTCTCCGCCCAGTCGATGATCGACATCGGCGTCGGCGGTTCGAGCTCGGCGAACACCCGGGCCAGCATCTTGCCCAGGGCGACGGTCGCCCATCCGGCTATCTCGGCAAGGCCTCCCGCATCGAGGCGATTGAAGGCGACCGCCGGATGATTCACTCGCTGCCCTCGTCAGCGTCAATGATGTGCGCCTCTGGCCAGCGCGCCAGGCGCACCAGGAAGGCGTCGAACGCGGCGGCAAGCATATCCTCGATTTCCTTTATCGGCCTTCCTGGAACCTCGCGCGCCAGGCGCGTCGGCTCGTTGCGCCAGGCCTCGCGCGCGGCAATCATGGCGGCGCGCAACTTCGGTTCAAGCTGATCGGCAGGAATAAGGGCCCCACGGCTGACTTCGTTCTCCATCTCGATCTTGTCGGCTTGCACGCGCGCCAGGCGATCCTGCGGGCGCTCACCCTGGACCTTGCGCACCTCGCGCGCCACCAGCCAGTTGATGCAGGCCTCGGATTCGTACTCCGACGGGATCCCCGGCGACCCACGCAACGCGACAGGCATACCCTGATCCTGCCAGGCAACGATTGACGTCGAGGACACGCCGAACATCGAAGCCACCTGCTCCTGGCCGATTACGCGCACTTAAGCAACCCTAGGAGAAACCGCCATATCCTATGACGATGGGGATACATGGATTGGATACACTTGCAATCTGGGAAACATATTTTCCGGAACGGGATGGCTTATATGGACGGGCGCTGTTTTTGTCACCATGCTTGGCCACTATTCCTATGACG